CCTGGCCGCCTCGAAGTCTGAAGTACTGGCCCTGCTCACTGAGCATGCGCGGGGCACGATGGCTGATTTTGTGACCGTCAAAGGGCGTGGGGTAACGCTCGACCTGAAGAAGGCACAGCAGGCCGATAAGCTGCACCTGGTCAAGAAATACGCTAAGACCAAGCAGGGGGTGACGATTGAGTTATACGATGCTCAGGCAGCCCTCGCGCTCCTGGGTAAATACCATGGCCTCTTTACGGATCGCCAGGATGTAACCGTAACGCTGAAGAAGACCTATCAAACGGTAAGCCCTGATGATTGGAGCGACCCTACAACCGAACCAGACGGCGCAAGCTAGCGTTCGACCGCTGGCCCCGTTCGCTCCCCTCCCCTGGCAGATTGCGCCCTGGCGTGATCAGAGCCGGGTGTTGTTGTTGACAGGCGCTGCCGGCGGTGGCAAGTCGCGCCTGGCTGCTGAGAAGGTACATGGGTTCTGTCTGCGCTACGGGGGTGCCACGGGCCTGATTGTGCGTAAGGTCAAGGCCTCGATGGCCAGTGGCACGGTGCTCTTTCTGCGGCGGCAGGTGGTAGGGAATGATCCCGCCGTGCGCTTTATCGACAGCCCCAAGCTGCGCTTCGAGTACCGCAACGGTTCGATCCTGGCCTTTGTCGGCCTGCAGGACGAAGACGCACGGGAGAACCTCAAGTCGATCGGTCAAGATGGGGCCGTCGATATTGCTCTGATGGAGGAAGGCTCCCAGTTCGAGGAAGAAGACTTCAACGCAATGATCGCCCGTATGCGCGGAAAGGCAGCCCCGTGGCGACAGATTATCATCCCCACCAACCCCGATGCCCCCACCCACTGGATCAAGCGCCGGCTGATCGACGGGCAAGAAGCCACGGTGTATTACAGCAAGGCCAGCGATAACTTTCACAATCCCGTTGACTACGAGGCCTGGCTTGCCACACTGACCGGCGTAGACTATGAGCGCCTGGTACTGGGCAAGTGGGTGCAGGCCTCCGGCATTGTCTACGATACCTGGAGCGATGGCCCCGCCGATGGCAACATCCAGAAGTCAGCCGACTACGTGCCCGATGGTGGGCCACTCTACTGGGCCATGGACGATGGTTACTCGGCTGGGTCTGCGCCAGCCACCGCTGGCATTGACCCGAAGACCGGCGGCTATGTCGCTGATGCCCACCCGCGTGTCATTCTTCTGATACAACAGCGCCACGATGGGCGCTATTGCGTCTTCTGGGAGCTGTACGCCTGCCTCAAGCGCTCCGATGACCAGATCGCCGAAGCCCAGGCGCTGCCCTTCCCGGCACCCGATTATGTGATCCACGGCCCTGGCTCAGCCGAGATCCGCGGGGCCATTGATGAGGCAGGACTAACGCCCTGGGGGCATCGGGCCGATGTGAAAGAAAGTATCAAGGTGCTGCGCACGGGCTTTGCCCCTGACCGCAACGGCTGGCGCAAGGTACTCGTCCACCAGCGCTGCCAGCATCTCAGGCGCGAGCTGGCCAGCTATCGGTATGACAACAAGGGCGAGCCGGTGAAGAGCTTCGATCACGGCCCGGACGCGCTGCGCGGGCTGCTGTGGGTAGCCAAAGACCTATGACCGCACTCGACATAGACGCAATCCAGCGTACCGACTCCATCACCAAGCAAGATACCACCGATGATATCTACGGCGGGGGTGTCTGGCTGTGGCAGATGTTCGACGGCACAGGCGGGCCAGTGATTAAGCTGCCCGATCTGCCCCGCTATGGTATGGGATTGACCCGCGATCGGGTGCTCGCTGCTGCATCGGACGTAGAGCCGATGTGGGCCAGTATCGTCGCCCAGGCTGCATCAAAGTACGCCGTGCGCGGCTTCACGGTCAAAGACTCAGAGGATAGCAACCGGCGGGTCGAAGCCTCCCAGAACCTGCTGCTTGACTTTGGCGGGCCAGCCGAGTATACGAGCGAGATCAGCGCCACGGTGTGCGACTATATGACCACCGATCTGGGGGTGTGTATCGAGATTGAGCGCCAGCCGATGGTATCGAGCCGTGCGCCCATCTGGACATGGAGCGATAGCCAGCTGCAGAAGGCTGCGAAGGGTAGGCCAGAAGCGCTGTACCACCTCGATAGCCTACGCTGCCGACCGACCGGCAATCGGCGCTTCCCCCTGGTCTACACCGATCTGTACAACAATCAGCACGTCATACCCTACTACAACCTGCTGCACTTTGCCGATGAGATGTCACCGCGCTTAGAGTTGTTTCGTACCGGGCGCTGCTCAACCTCGCGGGCCTGGGACGTCATCATTACCACGGCGGCGATGCGCACCTACTTCAAGGAGAAGATCACCGGCTCGCGCGCCTTAGCGCTCTTCTTTGTGAGTGGCGTATCGAAAGAGCAGCTGCGCCAGATGCGCGAGGCCAGTGATGCGGATATGGCACAGAAGGGCTTCCTGGTCTACAAGGGCGCGGTGGTTGCGTCGGTGGCTGGTGATCGGGCGGTCGAGGTGGCACGCATTGACCTGGCCTCGATCGCTGATGGCTTCGAGGCGGATCTGATGTTCAAAGACGCCTATCTCGTGATGGCAAACGCGGCGGGCTTTGCGGTGCAGGATGTGCAGCCGCTCTCCGGCCAGGGCCTCGGCACTGGCAAGCAGACCGAGCGCCTCGATGATGCTGCGAGCCATAAGGGGATTGAGGCGTTTGGCGTCCACTTGGAGCGGCGGATCAATCGGTTGGTGCTACCGAAGACCACGACCTTTACCTACAACGTGAATGACCTTGCTGACAAAAAGGCAAAGGCGGATATTTTCACAGCTCGTGCTGCTGCGATTGGGGCGCTTATCGCTGATGGGCGTTTGACGCCAGCGCAAGGGCTAAATATACACGTTGACGATGGCGATGTACCAGCCGAGTTCCTACCGAAAGACCAGACGGCCGGCGGCACCTTGACCGATACGGGCGAGGGGAGTAAGCCGGTTGATGTGCAGGCGCTCATTACGCAGCGCGGGCCGATCCCTGCGCTACCCGCTGCGCCAGCGCTACCAGCGGGCCAGCCGCGCCTACTGCCCCAGACGAAGGCCAAGCGCCTAACTATTGCAGACCTCGACGAGGAGGCGGCACTGACACAGGCAGCGCAGTTGTGGAAGGAGGTACGAGGTGAGTGAGCAACCCATCCTCCAGCGAATTATTGATAAAGAAACCGGCAAGGTGCTCTACGAGCAGACGGAAACTACTCCTCATATACGAGGTGATCGTGCCCCGTTCATTCTTCTTCCACTCGAAGACGGTACAGCGACCTTGATCGATACGGCCGCTATTCGATCAGCTTCACCACATCTAACAGGTGCAACGGTCGGATTGCATCCAAGCGGGCCGTATACTGGTGGTGTTGTCTTTACGACGCTGAGCTTTGATAATCTTCTTAGGTTGTTATCTGAACACGGTATCGTTATCATTGACGCAACAGGGGTGCGAGATGGGTGATTTTATTCAGGATAACCCGCAATCCGGTGATTCGCCGCCCAAGAAGCCCTCCCTGGCGCGTCTCAATCCCCAGGACTGGCGAGCGATGGAAGCCGATAGTGGAGCGGTGCCAAATGATGCACAGGTGCCGATCCGCGAACAGATGGCACACCTGCAAAAGTTGAACCCGCTGCCTAATGCACCACCTATGGTGCAGGTGCATTATGCATATACCGTACTGATACCTAAGCTATATAAGCGTTTAGAAGAAGCAGAGGCACAAATCCGCAAGGCGAGCAAAGGACGGCGAGGAGCAGGCCGTGCCCGATGACCTCCGCCAGTTCCTCGACTTGTTCTTACAAGACATTGCCGAGCAGGCCGACGGCATCGCATCGGGCCACGTCTCCGTGGATGACTGGCAGAAGCAAATGGCGCAAAGCCTGCTCGTCTTTCACTATGCGAGCTATCAGTCAGGGCGCAACACGCGCGACCTTGCGCCAGGCGAGCGCGGGCGGGTCAATGAGCAGGTGGGCGAGCAGCTCGATTACCTGAACCGCTTCGCTGCTGAGCTGGACCAGCGCGGCTGGCAAGACAAAGACGCTGCCCGTGCTGCCCTGTATGCAGGCTCGATCAAGCCGGCCTACTGGCGCGGCAAGACCTACCCGTATGAACTGCCGGCCTATCCTGGGGATGGTTCAACGCCATGCCTCGTCAACTGCCATTGTTCGGTTGAGATACAGGAGATTGACCCGGAAGAGTTATCGGCGGATGTGTATTGGAGGCTAGGCGCGGTTGAACATTGCAGCAAATGTGTTGAGCGGTCACAGCAATGGTCCCCCTTGCGCTTCAGGGGTGGCGAATTGGTCTAAGAGTATATGCAAAGCCGAAAAGTCGCCATTGTCAATATCGTGCTCCCAGATGATGAGAAGCGGTATATCTCGATTTCGGCAGTAGGTCGCCTTACTCTTATCGCGGGATACTTGTCTTTTCTGTTGCGGAGTATGATCGGCGTGATGAGTAGAGCAACCATGCCAATAGCAACCCTGAACTTCGATGTACACGCTACCAACACAGAAGTCCATAGAATAGGTTTTAAGTGGTACTTGTCGGTCATATGTGATGTGATGGGTATCAAACCAATCGGCAACACGATCTTCGAGCTTGCTAGGTTTACCAAAGCCGTCTTGTAAACGCTGTGTGAGTTTAGCGAGCATATCAGGAGACGACTTGTAGAGTGCATCCCAAGCATGGTAGCAGTCGGTATTACAAAAAGGGCGCTGGTCTTCCTTGTGGCGCGATGGGAACTTGCGTATATGCTTACCGCAATACAGACATTGTACAAGTGTAGACTTTCGGTATCTTCCAATCCTGCTCTTAGTGTTGCCAATATCGGCGCATGGGCGCGAGCAGTACAGGCCCTTGCGAGAGGGGAAGGCTTGAAAGGTCTTCCCACACACGAGGCATACTCTATCTACTTTAGCACTCTTGAAGCTGATTGGCCGCTTTGCCTTAGCAATATCGGCACACACCTTAGAGCATGTCAGATGAGCTTTTCCTGTAGTCTTGGCACTGATAAACAACGCGCCGCAAACAGAACAAGAGCGTTCTTCAGTCTGATTGTACTGGCGATATGCACGACGGCAGTCATAGGAACAGCATATTCGTTCGTTCTTGGACGGTGGTACATTAAAGTCTTTGCCGCAATGAACACATTTACGATTAGCCATATATACCTCTTTGTGATGCTATATATCAATTATATCATCAAAACACAGAGTATGCAATGTAGGGCAAGCGAACGGAGGCGACGGATATGACGAGTTGGAGGCAGCATGTACGGTTTGATCCGTCAATAAGAAATAGAAGTCAAGATGCAGAGTACATACAGGAAAAACTTTTTGCATTATGTATTGCTTGGCATTGTTTCTATAATGAGCCGGTTGATCTAAATGGTTACTATCTAATGGATATAGACCTAGATAACTCTTGTTTATCTTTTGCGAAGGCAGGTGACAAGACCCAAGCCGATCTAATGTTGTCACTTTCTCCACTATTGCAATGGGTTCCGTCTGATATGCTTCAGCGGGCGCGGAAGTGGAACCCGTTGCGTATCCGTGGAGGGGAGCAGGTATGACCCTCGGTAGTCCCTACACCCCGGTGACTGTCTCAACCGACCCGCCGCAGGGCGGGCCAGCGTTGCGGGTGGCTGGCGTTACGAGCCTCCCCGCTGGTGCTGCAGCCCTCGGCAGTTCAGCGACCCCGGTCTATCTGGTGTCAGCCGCTGAACTGGCCAGCGGGGCGTTTGTGCTCGAAGGCAACGAGCCGGTGCCGATGCTCGCTGTGAGTGGCCAACCTGTGCTGGGCCAGCCGCCGATCCCGGTCTATGTCGTGAGTGGGAGCCTCGCACCATCTGAGCCGATCCTCGACAATCCATCGTTTGTGCAGCAGAACACGGCCTACACGAACGACATGGGGCCAGACGGCTATAGCTGGGCGCAGGCTGGGCCGCGTGGCCCGATTGTGGTCGATGGATTCGGCAAGTTGATAGCGCTCAGTGAGAATAGCGGCGGCAGTCACGCCATTACCTACAGCAACGATGGTGGCGCGACGTGGGCTGATGCGCTCGCCCTCGGTTTTCTCACCAGGGGCGCGGCAGCCTACAACACCGCTGATGACCGCCTGGAGGTGTGCTGGCTGGCACAGGCGATGACCGATGGCATTCTGTATCGCCGCTATGCCCCTACCCGTGATGGCAGCAACAATATCACCGGCTGGACCGTCGTAGGCGCTGGCTACTGCCAGTTAGATGCTGAGACAACTGGCACGATGGAGTACCAGCATCCCGTTATCTTGTGGCTTGACGACGCAGCCTATGGCGCGCATGGGGCAATTGTGTGTGGCTGGTGTGCCCGTAACACGGGCGTGGGTGGGACGGGTAACGAGATCCGCGCCGCAATGCGTATCCTGAGTAATACGGCGGCAGATCTCCTACCGGCGAATTGGACGCACATTGGCGTCAACAGCGTGAGCACGATCGGCAATGCGCCCTCGAGTGCGAGCTACACCGCGCTGCTGGCGAACGTTACGACGGGTATCCCCCATGTGGCACTGGTGCGACAGGCCGATAAGAGCCTGTTTATCGGCTATCATACGGGCACGCTTTCAGGAGGAGCGATGGCCGGCTCGTGGGCCTATCGTCGGGCAACCTGGGCCGCTGGCTCAAATAACTGGACCGCACTGAGTGCAGCAGCCACGATCAGCGGCCTGGTGCGTTCTGGCACGGATAGCGGCTACACCCGCAAGGGCGAGCTGCTCAGTAAGCCGGTGGAGGATAGTGCGGGCAATCTCTATCTGGGCATTGCGACCTGGAAGGGGAACGCCTCAGGCGATACGTGGGGGTATGTGCAGATCACGCCGGCTGATGTGGTCACACTGGTTGATAGCTACTCAGTAGGCGGGGCGCATTCCTATGCTCCTACGGGTGATCTGGAGTATGATAGCCTCACAGATCGCATCATTGCCAGCTACATCAAAACCACAACACAGGCCGCCTATGTACGGCTGTATGACGGGGTAACAGCCTCGCAACCTGAAGCGCTGGCCTTTAACACCGCGCCAGTCGATATTCCACTCATTCGCACGCGGACAAGCGCAGGCAAACTGGGCATGCTCTTTCGAGACACGGATACACCGCATTTGGGCTGGTTTGGTACACTCGATTGGGGAACCGTATGAACGAGCCTCCTCCACCAGCGGTCAGCGCCTTTGCACAGACGATGACCGAAGCCTTTGCGGCCTACCACCTGACCTTTGCTGATGTGTCACCTGCTGCCGGTGGTACACCACGGGTACACGCACTGAGCGCTGATGAGTATACGGCTGTCGAGGTGTGGGCAAACGATACCTTGACCAGGGCAACCCAGATCATACTCACCGGCGCATTACCAGCAACAAAGCCCGATGTGGTCAAGCGCAACGCACAACTCGCAACCCATATCGCACTCGTGGTAAGCAATAATGAGGCAGGAGTGAGCGATTGGCTCGCTGGTGTGCTGCGATTGGCGAAACTGACGAAGCGAGCAACCGAGTATGCACTGATCGGTCATGCTCGTATTGCCGTGCGATACGACCCAAAAGTTTCGTATCTTACCCTATCAGCAAGCGTGAGAGGGTAGCCGTGGCATTCCGATTAAAAGCCATTAAGCCCAAGACCAATGCACGCAACGCGGCCCGCACGATACAAGCGGTTAAAAGCGTGATGGAAGCGGCCCGAGACGGCGCGCTCAAGGATTACCTCTCCTGTACCCGCTCGTGGGATCATACGGTGGTCTTTGAGGCCATTCAGACCAAAGACGGCTGGATTGTCGGTACCGAGGATGAGGTCTTCCAGTATGTCGATGAGGGCACCGAGCCGCACACCATTGCCCCCAAACCAGGGAATGCACTCAGGTTCTATGCCGGCGGGGCACCAAAGAGCACACCCCACATCATCGGCTCGAACCCTGGCAGGCGCGGCGACCAACTTGTGTTTACGCGTAAGCCGGTACATCATCCCGGCACGGAGGCGCGGGAGTTCACGGAAGAGATCCATAAGAAGTGGGAAGCAAAGCTGCCCGATATGATGCAGGAAGAGATCACCAAAGCGATTGGCTGAAGGAGTAAGGGAGATGGACCCGGCAACCCGCGCCGCCCTCGAAGCCCTCTACAGCATCTTGCTCAGCGCGGTTGTGCAGTTAGCGCGGGTGCTTGATAAGCCCTGCCCCGTGAAGACACGAGAGGAGCGGCTGAGAGAGCGCAACACAGCAACCGTGTAGACACCCTGACACGGCTGTGCTATACTTAGCTCGACTCGTGGCTGAAGGTCACAGGTGCAAATCCTGTTCCCGCTACCAAAGCCGCAAGCTACAGAGTAGGGTCGCAACCTTTCTTGGCAGAGGCTTTTACCTCGCCGGGTGATTAGGTTAATCCGGCACAATACAACATGCTCGTGTTGCATGGGGCATTGCCCCTGCTGCCAACGTCGCAGTGATGCCAGATGAGCGTTCGTAGCCCCGAAGGGGCGCGGCATCAGAAGACGTGACAGCCTGGAGAGACAGGCATACAACCTACATTGGACGCTGTACAAGCGGACGATGATCATTACGATCATCGTCCGCTTTTTTGTTACCTGCTATGCCTGGCTTGCAACACGGTCCTTCAATTAAAAAGCCAAAAACGTATGACGCGCTTCGGAAGCGGGGCTACTCGAAGGCGCGTGCAGCGGCCATCTCCAACGCTCAGGCCGCGGGCACGATCGACCGCAAAGCCGCAAACTACGGCGCTACCGCAGGGCAGACGATAGCCGGGGCGCTGGGCCGTGGCAACGATGGCAAGTTTACGAATGCTGGGAGTGGTAGCAGTGCCAAGCCCGCCAAGGCAGCGCCCAAAGGCAAGCAGCCCAAGAAGACCGCATCACAGCGCCTCTCAGAACGGAATGCCAAACGTGCTGCCCAGACCGCCGAGCGCCAGGCGGCCCGTGAAGCTGCCACCCAGGAGACCTATCGCAAGCTGAACATTGCCCCTGATGGGCAAGCTGCGCTGGAAGCCCTACGCAAGGGTGAGCGCGCCGATCCTGATGCAATCGCACGGGCAGGCCTCGAAGATGCTGGCCTGGTCGAACGCGATAGCACCGGGGCCTATCACCTGACCCCATCAGGCCGGGCCACGGTCGGAGCCGCCCAGTCGGGCGATACCGGGCGGGCTGGCGATACGATAGCCTCTGCTCGCACCCGATTAGCCGCACGACGCCAGCGGCAGGCCGAGCAGGCACGCAAGCGGCAAGAGCGAGAGCGCAAGCGGGGCAAGCGACAGACAGCCACAAGTCAGCCAGCCGTAGCGAGTGGCCTCGCAGCGCAGCCCGCTATCGCATCAGGGCTAGGACAGAAGTCGTTCAGCGTCTTTAAGGACGCACAGGGCAATCCCCGCTGGCTGATGGTCTCCTCGACGGCCTATCAGGATCGGGATGCCGAGATCGTCACCCGCAAGGCGCTGGCCGGGGCGGTCGCACTCGGCGATAGCACCGGCTACCGGGGGCCACTCCGGTTCTGGCACATCCCAGGGCTGGACCTGGGGGACTGCGACTACCAGGCGCTGGCGCATGATGGCCGCTGGCTGGTGGAAAGCGGCACCTTCAAGAGCGCGGCCATCGCTCGCTCAGTCGCCCGCAACGCCGATCGTTACCGGGCCTCAATCGGCTTTACGCACCCCGACGACGAGCCGGGGCCGGATCGTACCTTCAACCATATCGTGATATTCGAGCGCTCGCTGGTGCCAGCAGAGCGAGCCAGCAACCCATTCACGCGGGTGAGCGTGAAAGAGAGGAAAGGAGCCTCAATGCTCACAGCAGAAAAACAGAAGGAATGGGATGCGCTCGCAGCGGGCAACCCAGAGATGGCCGAGATGATGCTGGGCTTGCTCAAGCAGACCGCTGCCACGGATAAGGCTGCTCAGGGCCGGGTCGCGTTCAAAGAGCAGCAGGCCAGCCAGCAGGCACCCGCTGTGCCACAAGAAATCGTGGTGAACGGCGTCACCTACAAGGCCATGCCGATGGCCGAAGAGAAAGCGCCTCCGCCTGCTGCCGCTGAGATGGCT